TGAGGCCATCATGTACTCCGTCGCCTTCCAGAATCATGATGAGACCAGAAGGGATATTGCCAGTTTTCACTGCGTCTATGCAGAGAATAGTGGCAACGTGTGCGTACGCTGCATCAATCAGTAACTCGCGCAGTTCTTTAGCAGTCGTAGCCCTGCAGATTCTGCCCAGGATCTTCGTGGCCAGATTGCTGTAGCGGCCCACCAGGTAGTAAGCCTGTCCATTGTAGATTGCTGCCTCAATGCTTTCGGCAACAAGTTCTACAGACACGTCTTTCGCAGACCCGTGATCAAAATCAATCACAGGCAGGTTCACGTACTTCTTCACATCGTCGAAGAAGTTAATAACGAACATATCTGTCGTAATCAGAATCTCATCGCCATCAGTGTCGCCATCCATCCTGATCAACAGGAAGTCGTGGATGGACAGCCAGCAGATCGCACTGTCTGCATAGATGTCGAGTGCAAAGTTGACAACATTATCGCCAACAAGATGATTGGAGGGATAACGGTTGACGAATGCCCTCTGTCCGTCTTTCAGACCGCTGCAGCTGATGCAATTTGCCGGGATTGAACCCATGACCTCTTCAGGCTTCTTACCAACGAGAAGTAATTCGAAAATCGCAACAGCATCAATCAAAATGTAAGGGTACAGACCTTTAACACGGACTTTACCGGAGGCAATCTTGTGGAAGTTTCTGATGTAGTTAACCTCAGACCTATACACACATTGTGTCGCATTTGCTGTCTGCGGATACCATTTGAAAATATCCGCGACAACATTGTCTTTTCTATACTCAGCTGCCACTCTTGCGGCTTTCGTCCATTTAGAGGTGTATTTGAATGATTTATCCAGCCAAACTTTGATCACCTCGTCTTTTGCGGTGATCATCTGCTGGATGCTCTGACGGCTCATATTCCTGAAACCGTCTTCTTCAGCCTCCACTTCTTCATCATCGTCGGATTCGTTTGCGAACCTGACTGCAAACAACTCATTGATGTGCGGGAAGTCCTCGCTCATCTTTTCAAGGAGTTCGGCACCTTCTGCGAAAGTGCAATCCTGTACCTTCTTACACTTCCACGTAGACTCAAATGTGACAACCTTTCCGATCAGGTCTTTTACTTTCAGGAATTTCCCATCGATTGTGGGAACAGGGATTGTGTCCTCAAGATTGAGATGGTACTGTTCGACCACATGCCAGAAAGCTTTCCAGCCGTTGCCCAACATCGCCTTCATTGTATCAATCCATGGAGCGCCAGCACGGAGCTGAAACTCCGGGAAATTCTCGACGATGGCGTAAGCACCACCGTCAGCAATTGTCTGGCAGATCTCAACAAAATTCTTCAGTGCAGCTTTCCAGTTCTCGTCGAACTGGATGCCGTATTTGGCAACCTTCTTCATCGTAATGTCAGAGAAAACAATAACATTAGAGAGCGAGAATCCATGACCAAACTGGTCAAGCACCGGAGCAGAAGGAGTCCAAAGTGGCGCATACCACTTCAGATAGTTTGCACCAAGCACATTGTTTACCCGCTCTTTGACGTTCAGGTTGAAGTATTTACGGAGAGCGGCCCAGCGTCCGGAATGGATCATATAGCATTTTCCTTCCTTCAGCTGAGATGCTGTGGCAGTGTTGAACGCGTAATGGTGTTCTACTACTTCGTTCTTTTCATTTTTGTCAGATACGGTGACGCCATATTCAACAAGAACCTTAATCGCAGCGTCTGCGAAACGCTTGCGGAGCTTCTTATTGAACGTGAGTCCTTTACAACGGTTGACAGCGTTATGCTCAACCGTTATAATCAACTTTGTCTCTTTGCCGGGTTCTACCCCGACTAATCGAGACATTATCGATCCGCGAAGGTTGTTGACAACACATGCGTCGCGGTTCACTTTGAAGGGGACATGGTTCGCGGCCATGTCCTCAATTTTGCTTATAGCAATCTTAACCAGGTTTTCAATTTCTTCGGTCAGCTGCTTGCGGATATAATCAGGAATATCCCTTTCCTGCTTCTGCTTAGCCAGCTCGTCAGCCTGAACCAGCTCAGGGATACTCTGGTACAGGTCCTGCACGGACAGTGCCTTGTAGTTATAGTTTGTCGAATTCCAGATCGACTTGTCGTCTGGTTCCACAGGGGTGTAGCTCCACTTGGCCGCTTCGGCCAGTTCATCGTTGATCTTGTTGAGAAGGCGCTCGTCGGGGTCGGTGACCCAACGAGAGTGGTCGTCGTTTTCGTGAGTGGTGTCGAGTGTGATGTAGCCCATAGAAGCGGCTACAGAGATGACAGAAACGAGATACGCCTTGATACGGTTCAACATGATTAGGTCCTCCTTAAATAGATATTGTGTTGTCGAGTAGTAAACAGTTAACAGTAGATGAGCGTCTACTGTCCGGGTTACGATCCCGGCACACTACCTTTACCCGGGTAGATGCGGTGAGTCAGCGTATAAAGGTCTTCACCCTATACACTTTTTAAAGGCAGAAACCGCCACTTTTTTTAGAAAAAAGTTTTAGTTTCTTCCTCCGACTCTTCAGAACCTATGTAATACATAGACTCTGAGCAGCCGGAGAAGGCTGCTTTTTTGTTAGTCGACGAGGTGTTCGTATACTTCCCCGTCATACTCGATGAGGATGGAGTTATCCTCCACCCATATACGAGAATTAAAAAGGACGTCCTCCTTTCCAGAAGAACGTCCTGCTTCGTAAATGCTCAACGTAAGCAAGAAGCTTACGAAGAACATTATCACGATTGCTACGAAATGCTTGAGACAGAAGTTAGACATATTGGTTTCCTCCATTTTTTTGTATTTGGGTAAGAACCCACTACTGGAGACCACGTGGATCTCCAGGATGTCGATTCTTACTTCACAATAACCCGGATACCAACAACGTCTTTGTAGTTTTCTCCGGGTATCCACTGTCTTTCGATAGAATACTCTCCCATGCTAGGGAACTTTTTGCTGAGATGGTTGTACAGAATATCAACCACCCCAAGATCAGGATAGAGGTTGCCCTCCTCGTCAGAGTCAACGAGGTTGAGAAGGAACTCGTCCTCCTCGTACTGGATAATGTTGACAACTTCGAAGTACTTACGGGCAATGGTGCTAAGAGCGACAATGATCTTCCAATAATGATTCATCATAACGAGAACCTCCTTCAATTATGGGTAGTTTTGGAATCCAACGCGAATTTACGCCGGACACGATTTCCCCTGCGAGAAATCTCATATATCTGTTCCCCACTCTTCCACACTTCTATTTCGTATCACATTCGATAACTACTACAATGAGATAAAGCTATTGTCTGCGGACGTAGCTTGAGGACATCGGATGCGTCTGATATCCTCGCCTTACCGGGCGAACTATTTGTCTCTTATAAAAATAGGAAGTGATCAGTACCGTGATTAACCAGACCTCCTCCTCTCCTGCTCCTAAGAAGATCCCGAATAAAGCCTTCGACTCTGAATATATGACCGAACGCCGTAAAGAAGTTGAATATCTCAGCTCCCTCGGGATTAACTACACCTATATCCGCAGGACTCCCTACTACCATATAAAGCAGTACAAGTACAAAAAAACACCAGAGCTCTTTAAAGCCCTGGCTGTCTTTTACTCTGATTCAGAAACAGGAGAGTGATCCTGTGGCTGAATTAAAAAACGTTATCCCCCAGAAACCCCGAAAGATTAAAGCGAACGAGTAGCGTACAAAAAACTGTTCCCGTTGTGGCAAGCCACGGAACGAGAGTACAGACTTCTACGATAACATCGGCTTCGAGTCTAACCTCGGGAAAGACCTGTGGTGCCGTGACTGTGTCAGCCACCTCGCTACGAAAGACCAGGTTCGTGAGTACTTCTGGGAAAACAACAGAGCCTGGTCCGAAACGATCTGGGACAGTGCCCGTGCCGTAGCCGAAAAGAAGTGTCTCCAGAACGACACGTATAAACACTCCGGTCAGGACAGAAAGAAGATTCTTCTCGATCGTGTTACTTGCCAGCACATCCCTAACTTCTAGGTCAGTAACTATAAATACGAACCCCATGAAGATAAGGACGGTCGGCACATTCCTTATCCTGAGGCTAAAGTCCTCGGCTATGTAATCGAAGAGAAGGACCCGGATAAGAAGTACTACAACTCAGTCTATAACGGCCACTACTCAGCCCATGAACTCGAGTACCTTGAGAAGTATTGCCGGGACCTGAATATCGATAACCTGAACGACGCAGCCTTAGAGGACCAGATCCGTAAGCTCGCCGTACAGTCTCTTATTGCCGCGAACGCTCAGGATCTCTACCGGGCTGGGAAGTGTGACTTCCAGGTCGTTAAGGACGCTCTCTCTACGTACGATATGATGATGAAGTCTACGAACCTTGCAGCCTGTAAGAGAGCGAAAGACGACTCGAAGAAAGAGGAAGGTTCGTGGGCTCAGGCTGTCCTCTCCCTAGAACTCTCGGACTATAACGTCCCGAACGGAGTTGTCTTCCCTGAGGACGATATAGATCGTATCCTTCAGCGCTATAACCACATCGTCGCGGCTATCGGCTCCGACAGTTAAGGAGGATCCGTATGGCCGAAACTGTACTGAAGCGTATTAATATCGACAGTATCCATGAGAACCTCGGATAGCTTATCGCCTACTACAGGACTCATTGGGATATCTTTATCAGGGATACGATCCCGACAGTAAAGCTCTTCCCTTCTCAGGCTGTAGCCGTCAGAGCTATCGGGAACTCAGACTTCTCTACTGTCGTCTGGTCTCGAGGCTATGGGAAGACTTTTATTACAGCCCTTCTCGTCCACGTATGTGCCGTTCTCTATCCTGGGTCTAAGATCTTTATCTGTTCAGAAAATACCAGATACGCTACACTTGTCCTCCGTAACTAGAAGGACATAGCCCAGAACGATATCGGTATAACTTCGGAACTTATGCGCGAGAATACCCGTGACCTTATCTCTGTCTCAGCTGACTTTACCTGCGCTACATGGAAGAACGGTTCCTATGCCTGGTCCGGTAATATCGATCAGGGTGTCGGCCAGCGTACAAACTTCCTGATCGTCGACGAAGCCTTACACGTTGACCTTCAGAAGTTCCAGGATCTCGCGCTTCCTATGACGAACTGGGTCAGACCTTTAGCTCGGCACAATACCTATAATGAACCGATGTCCAAAATCCTCATGATCTCCTCCGGCTGTGAGAAGAGTAACCCGTATTATGAGAAGTTTATGGAGACTCTGAATGCTCAGGCTAACGGCGATACCCGTAAGTTCGCCTGTGCCCTCGACTACTTAGCGGCTATAGAGGAAGGAATAAACACGAAGTCCTACTTTGAGGAACAGCGGAAAACGATGCCCTCTATTATCTGGGACATGAACTTCGGCTCGATCTTCGTAGGTGGTACTTCTGACTCAGCCTTCCCTTACTCGATGGTTTCGGATTGCCGAACCCTCGACACTATCGAACTTACTCAGCCTAAGAACTCTACCTCCAGATACGTTATCTGTCTGGATATAGCTACCTCTCAGGCGAAAGGTTCCGATAATGCCGTAGCTGTTGTCCTGAAGTTTACCGAAAGGAACGATGGCTCCTTCCACCGTAAGCTTGTGTATATCGCAGCCTTTAACGGTAACGGGCTCGATGAGTTAGCTACGTTTATCCGTAAACTCTATCTCCGTTTCCCGAATACCGAAAAGATAATCTACGACGCCAGGGGTATAGGCGACGCTTTCGATAAGTTCCTCGACTCAGAGTTTACAGACCTTACGACCGGGAAGGAATATCCTCCGTGGGTCGTCGACGATAAGCCGAACTATAATCCTCATGCCGTCCAGATTCTCCATCCTTTCAGAGCCGTAAATGCCCTGAACCAGAGAATCTATAATAACCTTCGTGTCGCTCTGGAACAGAAGACTCTTGAGCTTCCGAAACCTTCCTCTGAAATAAAACAGAAGATCGACGAAGCTAATAAGGAATCCAGAGACTTAGCCCGTCAGCAGTTAGCCGTCTTCTATAACACCGATGCCCTTCAGGTTGAGATGTCGAATATCGTAGCGAAACCTGGAGCTGGCTCTAACGTCCTCTATGACGTAAAGAAAGTCGGACAACATAAGGACCGCTATTCAGCCTTAGCGATGGGTAATGACTATATCTCAGAACTCGAACTAGAAAACAAGAGGCGCAAACAGCGTTCCGGGAAAAGATCTCTCGGAGCTGTCGGTCGTCTATAAGAAAAAGGAGAGTGTAGGCCGATGGGTGTATTCGACAATATTCGCAGAGTCTTAGGCCAGCGGCCTGGCTCCTCTGTCAGCCCGAGTCCAACAAAGAGAATCGTCGGAGCTTCTTCTTAGCAGGAGGCTCAGATCCTTGAACCCTACTCGAATACAGGGAACATCTACAGTGCCCCTATTACTGGCTATATAAAAGGGTACGACTATAAGCTTCTTCTCGCGAATAAGGAAGCGAATATAAAGAAGTTCTTCGAACTCGCTGACTACTATAAAGACGCAGACCCGATTGTTCACGGTATCGTCTATCATATCTATCAGCCGTACCTTACAGACGATTGGTTCCTTGAAGCCGGGAACGTAAAGACGAAAGACTTCTACGAGGAATACTATAAGAAGATCCGACTCAGAGAACGTCTTCAGTCCTGGGCAGCTGAGTAGGCTACCTATAATAACTGCTTCATTTACTTCATGAACGGCGTCCCTGTTTCTCTTCCTATCCAGAAGTGCTCTATCGGAAACGTTTCTTTCGGCGGTACTCCTATCGTCGACTTCGACTGTTCCGGTATCTACTCAGAGTGGCGGCAGAAAGCCTATAACGTTAAAGAGAACTGGATTAAGGACAACGAACTCGAAACCTACTTTAAAGGTTTCCCGCCTGAAGTAGTCGAAGGGCTGAACAGGTGCGACCAGTATGTACAGCTGAACCCGAAGTACACGATAGTAATACAGGGTCCGAAACCTACATACCAGCGGTACGCCTATCCTTTTATTCTCTCAGCCCTTGAGTCCCTCGCGAAGAAGGATCTTATTGGTCGGTACGAGAAGGCTATGCTGAATCTGGCTATCCACTCTTTTGTCTGGGTAGGATACGGCGACGAGAAGAAAGGTATGGACTTTGAATCCTCAGCCGAAGAATATGGCGAACTCAGAGACCTTTTCGCGAAAGGTATGTCCGGGTTCCCTCTCGTTGTCAGCTCGATCTTCGCGAAGCCTCAGGCTATAAAGATTGATGTCGACGACCTCTACCAGTATGATAAGTACAGGGACGTAAATAATGATATTCTCTCAGCTGGCGGTGTCAGCGGTATTCTTGTCACAGGTCAGTCAGAAGATGGATCTACCTTTGCCTCAGCCCAGGTATCTGTTCAGACTGTCACAGCCCGTATCGATATGATGCGCCGCGAGATAGAAGAAGCAATGTCAAAGATTAACCTCCTGATTAAAGAGGAGCTCTCTAAAGAGCGCTCTTATAACATCAGCGAGGTTCCCCTCTTCCACTTCGTTCCTCTGGATGTCGCCGGGAAGAAAGCTCTCCGTGAGACAGCTAAGGAACTCTGGCAGAAGGGTGTCGTTTCTACTGAGTCGATGACCCGACTTAACGGATTCGATATGGATGTAGAAACAAAGAAACGCGAACGTGAACTGAACGAAGGTATCGACGAGATTCTTACTCCGAGAGCTACAACTCCTTCTCAGATCGTTTCCCCTTCAGCTGATAGCGACAGCGGAGACGGCGAAGGTAATGGCCCTGGAAGACCTGAGATGGACGACGACGAACGGAACTCTGATCCTGAGAATGCGATCAGAGGTAAACAGCCGAAGCCGTCGAATGAAGATGGATCGATGCCTTCAGATACTTCGATCTCATAAACGGGAGCTGGCCCGTAAATAATCCGAACACTGGCGAACAGGATAATTCGAACTTGATCAAACTGACGGACAGTCTAACCAGCATATAGTGTTTCGCGACTTACAGCGACAATAACAGTTAACGGCTACGCTCTGGTTTCAGGGCGTAGTTCTTTTAGATATTTCTAGGGGTCTCCCCTATTAATATATATCTGCGCATAGGCGGTGTATGTCCTCCTACCATATATTCGCCGAACGCTACGTAAGGAGAAATTGCCTGTGGACCGTAAGAACAAATATCGGTTTATGGCATCTGCCTCCGGTTTACAGAGTTCCAAGATTTTCCTCAGCGTTGAGATGGTGATGTTCACAAGCGATATCCCGAACTTAAACGGTGTCGAGTGTACAGAAGCTTTCCTTGACGAGATCTGTGAAAATCAGGACAAGTACCTGGCCCTGCCTCTTTGTGCAGATATTACAAATTTAGAGCAGGGAAATTATGATGAGCTTGGTCACTGCTATGACCCTGAAGCTGGGATCTGCACGGCTCCGATTATCGGATCGTATGTTTCTTTCAGGAAGGATGTTCTGGATAACGGCCATACCGCTTTACTCGGTACAGCCCGTGTCCCGAAGACAAGACTTCCCAAGACATGCGCAGCGATGTCGGAACTCTTTGTTAACAATAATCTCAACTTCAGCTTCGAGGTGACAGCTGGCGATCTTGCACAGAAGGAAGACGGCACTATAGTGATTGACCGAAGCGACGACAACTTTATGGATGGTATGTGCGTCGTATCCTTCCCTGCCTGTGAAGATGCCGCTGCCCAGAAATTAGTAGCGGAGATTAACAGCTATAGTCGTTTAGATAAGGAGGCAGATACTATGCCCAAGGATAAACAGACTATCGCAGAAGCTGAATCCGTGGAAGAAGTAAAGGCTGAATCCGAACTCGCCGAAGTAATCGAAGCCGAAGAGTCTACTTCCGAGAAGGAAGAAGAAGTAAAGGCTGAGGCCGAAGTCGACGAAAAAGTAAAGGAAGAAGCCCCGGAATCTGAGGAAGAAGTAAAGGCCGAAGTCGAAACTGAATCCGAAACTTCTGAGGTAGCCGAACCTAAGAAAGAAAACGCAGAAGTCTATGTGACCCGTAGTACGGAAACATATGATACTGTGGATACGTACGACACCGATACTGGTGTGTCGACGTATGAAAGTGTATCTCACCGTATTGAGGTGAGCACTACCGAAGAGTCAACCCCTGCTGCTGTCGAGACAGCTGAAGCCGAACCTGAAGAGGTTAAGGCAGAAGCCGAAGAGACAGAAGAAGTAAAGGCTGAAGTCGAAGAAGAAGAGAAGAAGGAAACTGCTGAAGTCCGCGAGATCCGCGAACTGGCTGAGCAGATTTCCGGTATGCGCGAAATGCTCGCTTCTCTTTCTGAGGCCGTTAAGAAGATGGCCGAAGCAAACAACGATCCTGCCAAGGTTGTTTCCGAAGTTCTTGGTGGGAAGCTGGACGAAGTAAATCCGATGGTCGAATCTGGTTCGTCCCGTTATTCTCTTCTGGAATCCGAGCCTGTTGTAAAGACCCGGACGCTCCTGTAAGAGAGACTTTTTTATTTGGAGGGAAATAAGTTATGGCTGGATATATGGAAAAACATCTCGGCTATATTTATGACGGTGCCGTCAACGGAACTAACGCTCCCTAGAAGGATGGCATGATCGTCGTGAAGGAAATCGTGGACGGCGTTCCTACATGGAAGCTGCCTGCCGCTTCTTCCGACGCTAAGATTGTAGCCGCTGAAGCTAAGACGATTTATGACAATATGCCCGGTATGAGCTATGAAGTTCAGGCCGTGGACAAGCTGTACTACTTCGTGCACAACGAGACGAAGGTTGACGACAGTCAGGCTTACGACACTCGCGACCATGAAGTTCCTGCTGGTGAGAAGGCTCTGGCTCATCCCCTGCAGGCTGGCGAAGTGTTCCTGACCAACTGTGGTCCTGAAAGCCCTGCCGTGGGTACTGTGTATGGCGTGACTGCCGAAGGTAAGGTCGGCTAATTAAGACGAGGTGAGAGACGATGACTGATATCAAAGTGAATAG